AGAGCAATTCAAGGCCGCTGGAATTTCAGCCCCGCATATTGACGGCTCTATGGCGATGAATGAACGCGATTCGATCTTGCGCTGTTTTCGTAATGGCACGATTCGGGTTTTATCGAATGTTGATTTGATAGGTGAAGGCTTCGATGTGCCGGATGCTTCATGTGCCATATTGCTGAGGCCGACAAAATCACTGGTGGTCTATCTACAAGCCGTTGGACGGGTGTTGCGACCCAGTAAAGACAAAGCGGTTATCTTGGATCATGTGAACGCCACTATGACGTTTGGGCTGCCATGTCAGGAACGCGAATGGAGCCTAGAAGGCCGCAAACGTGGCAAACGCAAATCAGAAGAGGCTATTCAGCCGATTAGGCAATGCCCGATGTGCTACGCGGTGTGCAAAATACAAAACACCTCTTGCCCTGAATGCAATCATATTTTTGAAGTTAAACGCAAAATTAATGAAATTGAGGGAGAATTACAAGAGATTGACAAAGCGGCATTTGCGGTTAAGCGCAAGAAAATGATATCCGAAGCCCGCACCGAAGATGAATTAAAGGAAGTCGCAAAAACGCTGGGTTATCATCCAAAATGGATAAACCATATCCTGCATGCCAGAATGAAAAGGAGATGAGGTTATATGAGTGTATTTTTAGAATCAGATTATATGGGTATTTTATGAGTACATTAGCCATCATCGAGGCCATTATAAAATCAGCCGAGGCAGAACAAGCATTGCGCCCGGTTGATAATATATCTGCGTTGGTTTTCCTGCATGCCGAGGTAAAACGCTTGAAACAGCGCATTGCCGCTTTAGAGCGGCATATGAGCGAGGATGAATAATGGCGCTGGCAGAAACCAATATTCTAAGCGATATCATGCGCAAATGTTGCAAGGGAGCCACGCGGTTATTTCGTAACAATATTGGTACGGCGTGGATGGGGAAGGCGCTGCAAGTCGTGACGAAGGGTCTGGTTACGGTTTATCCCGGCGATGTTGTTTTGCGTAATGCGCAGAAGGTAAAATTTGGTGTTTGTAACCCTGGTGGCTCGGATGCAATTGGGTGGACAACCATTATTATTACGCCTGAAATGGTAGGGCGCAAAGTCGCAGTATTTACAGCAGCAGAGGTCAAAACCAATGTTGGTGTTGTTCGTAAAGAGCAGAAAAATTTCATTGCGCAAGTTGTTGTTTCTGGCGGTATTGCCGGTGTTTGCCGGTCAGCGAAAGATTTCGTGGAAATGCAAAATAATTGGACGGGCGGCATAAAATAAAACATTTTGCGCTTGACTAGCTAATAAATTGCGCTATAATGCCGGTTATTAGACGAGCCGGATGTGTTGGATTATCTTTCTGAACAAAGGACGAGTGGGTTCGATTCCCATAAAAAACTTCGGTTTTTGCTTGGTGCTAGTAAAACTCCAATGCTTTACACGCTCGTCGCCTAGATACGAAACGGGCCGGAAGATTTTAGGTTAACACTTGTAATGTTCCCACCTATTATCATTCACACGCCTGTTTCACTGAATTGAGTATGAGCCGGAAAAATTTGGTTATCCCTGTCCCGGAAGAGGTCGGCGGTTCGAGTCCGTCCAGTGCTTCGGCGCTGTAGCTCAGTTGGTTAGAGCGCTTAAACCCAAATTTTATCACATGTTCATGCTGCCGTAATATGCATGGGCCGAAGAATATAGATTATCGTCTAAACGTGGGTTCGAATCCCACTATTCTGTCTAATAGCAGAATATGGCTGAGTGGCTGAAGGCACCGCGAAAGCGGCTTGGAAAAACACTATATTCGACTAATGCCTATGCAGCTTAAATATGCCAAGGGTCGGATTGATTTGGTTATCCCTACCATGCGAAAGCCAGGGACGTAGCATTATGGTAATGCGCTGGGTTCACAGCCCAGAGATAGTGGTTCAAGTCCACCGTCAACCCGAATCAAACAGCATATCCTTGGTGCTGAATATGATATGAGCCGAAGTTAATAGGTTAACACTGAATGTCGTTGGTTCGATTCCAATCTATTCGCAAGAATAGTAGCTCAGTTGGTAGAGCAACAGTCCAAAACGCCTATTTACAACACATGTTCATATCGCTGAGTTTTGAGTGAGCCGATTTAAATGGATTATCGCTTTGGGAGCCGAAGGTCGTTGGTTCAAATCCAACATCCTCCGCCGATATGGAGGATTAGCTCAGTCTGGTAGAGCGTCGTAATATCCATTTATGCCACACGCTCACTCTCCTATGCCTCGCCATAGCCATGCTGGATGTGGTGGGGCGCTAAGGGGCCATCGTCTAGGGGTTAGGACACTCGCCTTTCACGTGGGTAACATGGGTTCAAATCCCATTGGCCCTGCCATACTAAATAGGGAGACTAACATGAAAAACAATATCATCCGAGTAACGGCCTGCGATACGCCAGACGATGAAATCGCTATCGCATTAGCACATATTTATAACGCCATGGAAACGCTTGAACGTTTTGCCGCGCACGTTCCGATTGGGCCGCTATACGAGATTTCCGAGCGCATTAAAAACATTCCCGCCATTGCACATCAACACCACATGAAAGCAATGGGCGTACAATATTCAGGAATTATTGTTGATGATGTTTACAAGGAACCCGGCTGTTACTGTGCTGCAACCCATGCTCCATGCGGTTACTGCACTGATCCTAATAATGCATGGAAACTAATATAAGGAAATACAAAATGAATTACCGTCAGAACTTTTCGTTACGCAATACACACACGCCGCAATCAGAGCCTATTCCGGGTCAGGATCAGGTTAAAAACAATGCGGGTGGATTTGTCTATGCGTTAGATAAATGGAAGCAATTAGATCGATTTTTGATTCTGGGTTCCTCTACGCCATCCTATTATTGCAGCGCCCGCAAGATGACCAAGGATAATGCCCAAGTCATATTGCAATTGATCCAAGAAGATGGATTGCGCGCCGTTGCCAGAATCAAGGAAATTTCTATTGCGGGCCGCGCACCTAAAAACGATCCGGCATTATACGCCTTGGCTATTTGCGCTGGCGCAACTGATATGGCAACCCGCCAAGCGGCCTTGGAAGCGCTGCCCGAAGTGGCGCGGACAGGAACGCATTTATTTCAATTCGTGGAATTCGTTGAAGGCTTCCGGGGCTGGGGCCGTGCGCTTCGCCGCGCTGTGATCGGATGGTATGAAAATCTACCCGTTGAAAAGCTTGCTTATCAGGTTATCAAATATAAGCAGCGCAATGGCTGGTCGCATCGTGATTTGCTGCGCTTGGGGCATCCCAAGACTGAACGTGATGGTAATGGTAAGCCGCTCAATGAAACCGAAGCAAAGTATTCAGCGTTATATGATTACATCTGTCACGGATTTGATAAGGTGAAACAACCGGAATTACTGCCTGATATTATCGGAGCTTCTGAATCTCTTAAACATGATCTGGCGCAAGCCGGGGTTCAAGGCATCAGAAAGCCTATTGCTACTGATATCATTCGTGCGCATAAACTCCCATGGGAAGCCGTGCCAACCGAAATGTTGCGCGAGCCTGCTATATGGGAAGCATTGCTTGATAATATGCCTATGACGGCAATGATCCGTAACCTTGGCCGCATGACGGCTAACGGCACGATTAAGCCTCTGAATGCGGCTGAAACCAATATCGTGATGCATCTTGAAAACACAGAATTGCTAAAGAAATCGCGTATTCATCCGCTATCGATTCTTTTAGCGCTGAAAACCTACGCATCGGGCAAAGGTGAGAAAGGTAAGCTTTCCTGGTCGCCATCCACACGCATTATTGACGCGTTGGATAAGGCATTTTACGCGACATTTACCAATGTCGAGCCAACCAATAAAAATATCCTCTTGGCGCTTGATGTTTCCGGTTCCATGGATTGTGGTGGTGTCGCTGGTACTAACGTAACCCCTCGTGAAGCTGCAGGCGCTATCGCACTGGTAACAGCGGCAACGGAGCCGAACCACCATATCATGGGTTTTACAGGTAGTTTTGTACCACTGAATATCTCTGGTCGCCAGCGCTTGGATGATGTGTGTAAAACAATGGCCAGATTGCCTTTCGATAGAACGGATTGCTCTATCCCGATGGTATATGCCCAAGTTCACGAAATGTCCGTTGATACGTTTGTTATCATTACTGACAATGAAACGTGGGCTGGGAATATGCACCCGTCTGAGGCGCTTGCGCGTTATCGTCAGAAATCAGGCATCAATGCAAAGCTGATTGTTATGGGTATGACCGCAACCGGATTTACGATTGCCAATCCGAATGATCCGGGCATGCTCGATATCGTTGGATTTGACTCAGCGGTTCCTGCGCTGATTCGTGATTTCATGATGAATTGAAATAACAGGGTGTTATTCATACCCGTGAGGCAGGCGAGCCAGCGGCCTGTGTTATGAAACTGCTGGCGTATTTTTAGGAGGCTAAAATGAAGTGGGTATTAATTATATTGTGGGGATCGGGTATGGCCGCGCACCCCAAGGCTATCGATCATATAGAATTTTCGTCTGAAGAAGCATGTCTGGCTGCTGCTGAAAAATTAACGCCATCCGTTCATGCAGCTATTTGCGTGGGGCGCGAAAAATAATGCCCTATCAAATCCCACATATCGCCAAGGTCGCGCCAGAGAGTTATTTTAATTTCTCTGGTGGCGAGGTTCACACCAATCTTATAAGCCCCGAGGTTCATGCGCCAATCATCGTGAGCGATTACAGCATGGATGGCTTTATGGCATTGGCGCAATACGTGCAAATGATTCGACGCTATAAGCCGCGCCACGAAATTAAAGTTGTATACCCGTACTTGCCCTATGCGCGGCAAGATCGATGGATTACGCAAGGCCAACCCTTTAGCCTTAAAATATTCGCTGATATGCTGAATGCTTTGCAACTCGATAGCATCGCCATATTCGACCCTCATAGCGATGTTGCGCCAGCGCTGATTAATAACTGTCGTGTGGTGGAGCAGTGGCGCATAGCGCCTTATTGCATTCCGCACGAAATATTAGTCGATCCTGATATGATGTTTGTTTCGCCGGATGCTGGGGCATTTAAAAAAATCAGCAAGCTTATCACTAATGATAGACGTATTTGCATTGGCACGAAGCATCGTGGTGATGGCGGGGAAATTACTGGCACCAATATTTATTCGCCCATCGAGTTGCATGGCCGCGATTGCGTTATCATAGACGATATCTGCGACGGCGGCAGAACATTTATTGAACTGGCCAAGGCGCTTAAATTGAAGGGTGCTCGCAATCTATACCTTTATGTCACGCACGGTATTTTTTCAAAAGGCTTCGGTGAATTAGGGCCATATTTTGCTGGCATTTACACAACCGATTCAATGCCTGGGCCAGAGAGTGTTCCCGATAATCTCCACATCACAAGGATTAATTATGCTGATTATTAGACAGTATCGTATTTATCGCTACGACCTGAAAGCCAACCCGCATATTTTATATATCTTTGGCGATAATCTGGATCGTCAAGGGCTAGGCGGGCAGGCTGCGGAAATGCGCGGCGAACCTAACGCATTCGGGATCGCAACCAAGCGCGGCATCGGACATGGATATCCTGATGATTATTTCTTTGATGAACAGGCTGATGTGATCCCGATTCTGAAGAAAGAGTTTGCTCGGCTAAGGGATGAATTAGCGGCAACATACGCATATGCATACCCCTATGAAGCGGTGGTCATCCCACTAGACGGCATCGGCACCGGCTTATCTAAAATGCCGGAATATGCGCCGAAAGCGCTTAATTATATAAATACTATGCTAGCAACCATTGAGGAAATCTAATGCATTATAATCCAACTATTACATGTGACGGCTATAAACTTGGCCATCGTCAGCAATACCCGGATAATACGACACTTGTGTTTTCCAATTTCACGCCACGGTCTGGCAAGTATGCCAATGTTACTGATAAATCGGGTGTGATTTTTGCGGGCTTGCAATATTTCATCCTAGAGCATTTGATTGATGCGTGGGATGTTGAATTTTTCCGCCGCCCAAAACATGAAGTCATCGCCCGTTATAAGCGCCGGTTAGATAATTATCTTGGCAAAGACGCAGTGCCGATTGATGGCATGGAAGCACTACATGATCTAGGCTATTTGCCGATTGCCATTAACGCGGTAAATGAGGGGGATTTTGTGCCAACGGGCGTTGCTGCAATGACCATTTACAGCACGAAGCCAGAATTTTACTGGCTGACAAATTATCTTGAAACGGTGATTTCCTGCTATCTCTGGCTTCCATGCACCAGCGCAACCACGGCAGCTAATTACCGCCAGTTGTTAGATAAATATGCGGAGTTGACGGGATCACCAAAAGCGTTTGTGGATTTCCAAGCGCATGACTTTTCCTTCCGTGGCATGTCGTCGCTGCAATCAGCTATGAAATCCGGTGCGGCGCATTTGCTCTTTTTTAAGGGAACCGATACTCTTCCGGCCATTGATCTATTGGAAGATTATTACGGGGCCGATTCGGATAATGAATTAGTTGGTGTCAGTGTGCCAGCGAGTGAGCATGCGGTCATGTCAGCAGGCGGCGAAGCGGATGAATTAGAAACCTTCCGCCGCCTGATTTTGAAAGTTTATCCCAAGGGGATTGTAAGTATAGTTAGCGATACATGGGATTTTTTTCGTGTCATCACCGAATATGCTAAAACGTTGCACCAAGAAATCATGAGCCGTGATGGGAAGTTAGTTTTTCGACCCGATTCAGGTGTGCCGGAAGATATTATTTGCGGTAATGCAAAGATTGTTTCTAAAGTTCCCGGCACACGTACCATGAATGAATTTGATGGATATGACGAAATCTATGATGCCAGTGATGATTATGAATATGTTATCTGTGGAGATAGCGCCTATAAGGTAGAAAAACACTTTGATAATCAATATGGCGAAACTTCTGTCTGGGTTGAGATTGGCAATCCAGAGCCAATTCGACCAGAACACAAAGGAGCCGTACAATGCCTCTGGGAAATCTTCGGCGGCACCACAACGGAAACCGGCCATAAGTTACTTGACCCACATGTGGGGCTTATTTACGGCGACAGCATTACTTATAAACGCGCTTCCGAAATCATGGAGAGATTACACGCCAAGGGTTTCGCTTCAGCTAACGTAGTGCTTGGCATCGGTTCGTATACTTATCAGCTTGTCAGCCGCGACACATGGGGATGGGCGATTAAAGCAACCTATTGTGTGGTGGATGGTCAGCCACGTAATATCTTCAAGAAGCCTAAAACCGATGATGGCACCAAGAACTCCGCTACAGGGTTGTTATTCGTTCATCGTGACGAAGCGGGCCGCATTACCACCATGGAACAAGGTGTTTCATGGGAACGCTTTAAAAGCTCGGACAATGCCTTACAGCCGGTGTTCAGGGATGGACAGTTGTTGCGCCGTCATACGCTGGCGGAGATTCGGGAGCGCGTGAGTAAGTGACACACCGCACATTTTTTATCGCTGACAATCATTTCAGCCATGCGAACATCATCACGTTCAACCGCAATGACGGAACGCGTTTGCGTGATTTTGCCAGCGCGGAAGAAATGGATGAACACATGGTTGAATGCTGGAATCGTGTTGTTAGGCCACAAGATACCGTGAACCATCTAGGCGATGTGGTGATTAATCGTCGTGCGTTGCCTATCCTGTCGCGTTTGAACGGCAAGAAGCGGCTTATCCGAGGTAATCACGATATTTTTAAAACAGCGGAATATATGCAATATTTCGATGAAATCTATGGTGTGCGCGTTTATCAGCAACACGGCATTATCTGTAGTCACATCCCGCTTCATCCTGAATCGCTCAGCCGGTGGAAAGTAAATGTCCATGGGCATTTGCATGCGAACCGGGTGATGACCCCGCCAGAATTATTAGAAACGGGCTGCATTATGCCAGCGGGGATTGACCCCCGTTATATCAATGTTTCGGTTGAACAGATCAACTATACGCCTATATCACTTGAAGAAATTATAGCGAGGATGCCAGAATGAAAATAACCAGAACTGGCAATATAACGTATAAATTACAAGTTTCATGGAAAGCACTCAACTTTATCTGGCGGGGCTAATATGATTAAAACCAAGGAAGCCGTTTTATTTGAGGGACTGCAATTAGCTGCCGTGCATCACATCTTGCGCAATATCGATGCCAAGGAATATGCCAATTATAAACGCGTCTTGCGTGAGATTGCGACGGAACGCGTTCTCACCGTTCGCGGGGCAAATGACGTACCCGGTTTTGATCTTTGTGTTGAAGCGGAAATGAAATCTATTATCAAGGAACATGTCGGATAATGCCCAAAAGAACAAAACCACCGCCCGAACCTGTCATGCCTCGCGGTGTTTTGCCCGTCGCGCAATTACCCATGAGCAACAAAGAGTTTCGCGCCATCACTGCTTTTTTGTTTGGCCGCTATTCACGGGAGATTACGGCGGAGGTATTCAAGATCGACCCCGCCACTGTGACGCGGTATCGAACAGGTAAAGCCTCAATCCCATTATCAATTGCATTAACACTCAGGCTGTTGATGTTGGCGCATGAGCGAAATACAGTATTAGCGCAACCCGCTCATAACTCTAATTAGACTGGGCGCTCGCGTATACGATCCAGATTCGGCAAATTTATGAATGGTTCTCCCCTCATCATTGCATAAATAGGCTTTGCCATCAAAATAAACGGCATAATTTTGACGTTCTGGGTTTTCAATTGAAAATTGAATAAGATTAAGTTTCATAGATTCAGTTTCAAAATCAAAAGGTGAATCATCTAAATTTACCTGTATGTTTAGTTTCGATTCGCTTATCAAATCACGAAGGCGGCGATGCATTTTATATATAATTAAACCTTCTTTTTCAGAAATGTGACTATGGCGGGAATCCAATGATTCCATGTCACAAAAATAATAAGGCTCATTTGAATATTTTACGTCCTTGACATTTTCAATAATTTCCCAGTCATTCGAATCACGATAGGTTTGTATTTTAATTAGCATGATTTTAATCCTTATAGTCATGTTGATAATATGGGTGTTAGCCCGCAGATGATTATATAAGAATACTACGACAACGCAATGTTAACCCCACTGAAGCGCCATAGCGGTTGCTACACCGGGGAAGAACCGACTGCGTTCCTTGCGGCGATTTTTACCACCCATTAAATGCACTTTAGCCACACGCTTGGTGGTCGTTACAGTGCTTATTAAGGGCGGCAACCCCTTTAACCACAAACATATGCCTTTGGTTTCTTCATCGCCAAACATCCATGGCTGTATCTTATCCTGATATCTTCCAATCTTGCTTATTACATAAGGATGCGGTTGGGGGTTCTCGATAGCAATTCGTTTTATTGGGGCGGCTTTTAATTCCAGAAAAAACGCTATTGCTTTTTCCCGTTCTTTCAAGCGTTCTTCTGGTGTGCTTGTCGCGCATGATTCAAATAACCAGCGGTTGCCCGCATTTGTCAGATAAGTACAAGGCGGGTGTGCTACCATCATGTCCCACACCCCCCCCTATGACTTCTAATACATCGCCTTGGATGTGATTACCGGGGCGCTCACTTGGTAATAAATCGCAACTCCAAGCATCATGGCCTTGTGCTGCGAATGCATCACGGACGATGCCGGAAAACTCACAGGCGATGAGAATTTTCATGTATTAAACAACGCCTCTAAAAACCGAGGATCGATAAATCCATATGTATATCGCTCAGTACAGCGTAAACGTGTAATTCCATACATTTCCATTTCAGCGAAACTCACCGGCCTAAATGTGCGGCCTGTTTTGCTTGGCATGATATGCACCATTTGCGTATCGTAATTGGCTGAGTTCGATTTCTTCAACAGCCTTTTAACGCGCATCTTACTGCGTGGTGCGGGGATGGGGGTGTATTTCATAACGCAGCCCAATGCGTAGGCTCTAAATATTCGCCTTTATATAATCCGTTGAATATCCATTTATCGCCATTCCACCATCCGGCCAGGATGTTTTTAATGGTGCCGTCTTTGCACCGGCCTATAAGGATTGGCATAAATTGCCGAGGCTTCTTTTTAATCGGTGTCCATGTCAGCGTGGTTGTTATATTACTCATTTATACCTCCCTTATTATCTCGATCATACCGTTCCAAAGATTCACGAGGATAAAATATAATTCTACCGCGCCTTATATATTCCGGCCCCTTGCCGTGCATGCGCCAGTGCCGAAGACACCAATCAGTGATCCCCCATAACTCAGCGACTTCGCGGCTGCGATATTCTAATTTATCATACATCTAATGTTCCTCCTCGTTTCCAGACTGTCACGCGCTTTCCGCCAACAATAGGCCGCACTGCTTTCCATCCTAGTTCGGTTAATACTTCAACGATTCTCTTGCGAGTTCCGTTGTTGAGTTCTCTGTATTTCAATTGCATTTTATCGCATATAGCTGCAAAGGTAAGTTCAGATACATCATCCAGCATTTCCTCCATTTTCTCTAACCATGCGTCTTCTGTGTAACGCTTGTGTTGTTCTGCTGTAAACCATGCCGCCTCTTCATGGCTAACCCATGATCGCTCGCCGCGCTTGTAGCGCATGACGGCCTCGGCCCATAATTGCTCGACATCTTGCGTGAAAGCCTCCGTATCAATAGCCTTGCACCTGACAGGCCAGTAACGCCGGTTGCCGGTTGAGTCCGTCAGATATTGCCCATCCGCTTGTGGGTTGGTGCTGCCCGCTATAATAAACCGGCGCGGGCGCTTAATCATGGTACGGCCATAGGGCGGGCGGTATTCATCCACCTGTCGCGTGATAAATGCTTTCATTTCTTCGGACTCAGCACGTTTAAAACTAGCTAACTCGGCCATTTCCACGATCAATTTACCCTGAAGCGCAATCAAGCTGTCTTTATTGCGTACATCCCCTACTTCATCCGCGAAATAGGATTCACCCTGTATGGTTCCCAGCGCCCGCAGCGCCATCGATTTTCCCAGCCCTTGCCCACCTTCCAGAATCAGCACATAATCAAACTTGGCCCCCGGCTCATACACACGGGTGACCCCGCCAATAAGCCATTTGCTGCCCGCTAACGCTAAATATTCCGGTGGTTCTTCATCCGCGCCCATGTAATAGGTTAGCCACGTATTTAGTCGCGGTACTCCATCCCAAACCAGCCGGTCAAAATATTCGCGGGCCGGATTGATTCTATTATCGTGCGCCACTTGAATCACGGCATCGGTTGCGGTTTCTTTCGTGGCCATAATGCCAGCGCGTTCCATAATGGACGCGAACATAAAAAAATCAGACCCCACGATAGAACGCGGTGTAAAATCCTGTTCTTTTTCCCAAGGAGGGCATTTGACTAAATTTATATGGTCGCTGAACTCGTTATAAATCAGCCAGCCTGCGAAATAGGGATGATGTTTGAGCATTAAATAGGCGTTGTATTTGCTTTTGGCGTCAAATGGGCGGGGAAAATCCCCAAAATCAGGGTCGCTTGGCAGCGCCTTTCCTGGTAATAATTGCCACATCCAATCCACTGATTGCGGGGCTGCCTTGACCGGCGTGGGTGGCGTTATATCTTCAATATACGGCTCCTCCGCCATAATACGCCTGCGCACCGCTTCCAAGCCTTCCAGCGCATGCAGATCATTAAAATCCTTTGGCTTATTCGCAAGCTGTTCAGGGGTAAATACAGGCCATACAGCGCGGCCATTGATAACCGATGCGGCCCCCCTAGCCGCTATGACTCCAACATTCGTCAAACTGCCGTTTATGACCGTCCATTGGTCATTGTCGCCCGCTATGATGATTTCCGCATCTGGAAAACTTTCACGAATCTTAACCGCAACGGCTCGTAAATTGCCTGCATCGAACGCCACCACTGTCGGAAAATTGGTGGCCATATGTATGCTTCGGCCTGTGGCATACCCTTCACAAATGACGATCACGGGCATCACATCCGAGCCGCCCATGGTCATATAACAGCCTTCTTTTTTTCCTCCGAACAGGTATTTTTTTGCGCCGTCTTCAGCAATAAATTGCAGCGAAACTATCTCATTTCCATCCTTTAAAGGCACCACTAATGCGCCTTTATAATGCCGCGCCGCCCGCAATGTTACGCCTTTACGCTCTAAATAAGGATGGGTCGTGACCTGTTCGCATATTCCCCATATTCTCTTTGCTTTATCGGCGGTTGCCGCCTGCAATGCCTGTTGTTTGGCTAATTCATCGCGTTTGCGCTGGCGCAACACTTTGCGATCCACCTCTGTTATCTCTAACTCACTCTTACTACACCATTTTTGCTTGATTCCAGACTTCCAACACCCGAATGCGCCAGACGCGAAATTACTCGCAGCACCTTCTGGTGGGTATAATATGTACCAAGCACTTGATTTAGCCCCAAATCTATGAATATGGCCATCCGCTATGATGGCGGGCGCGGAGCCTATACCGGATTGCCCTATGGCAGCGGCGAACGCGGCTATTACATCCATACCTATCCCTATTTATTATTTTTTTATGAGCCTACGCTTGTTATTTTTTGTTGTAAAGCGAATTTTAGTCCATTCAGCGCTGACAGGGCGACAGGGCATGACAGGGCATTAACGATTCGCGGTGTCATTAATTTTATCCTTATATTTCCTATATTTATATATAGTATGACAGGACGACAGGGCAAATATATAAAAGATAGAGGATAGGATAGAAGGACGTATATATAGTTAACAATTAACCAAATATACGTGCATTAACTATTACATGGCTACTTTAGGAACTTTTTCCCGGTGGGGTGTCCATGGGGGTATAAGTCATTGTTTTTATAATGGTGATTTGGCGACAGGGCGCGCAGTGACAGTGCGGTGTCAGCGTGCAATGACCGCCTGTTTGTGCAACTCTTGGTTTGTATTTTGGGGTGGTCTAAAAAAAACCCCTCCAACCAGAGGTCAGAGGGGCAAGTTTCGGGAGAGGCAAATCGGGGTTGGTGGTCAGGCGGTAAGCGCGTAACCTTGCTCGACCAGTTCCAGAACGGTTTGTTCGAAATTAGCGTGTGGACGCTTAACCGCCAGATATGTAACGTTATTTGTTGGGCTTCGAACGGCGATTGTCTCCAAGGTTTCCTCGACACGGACGGACATGCCGTTTTCATGGCGCAGTTTTTGGGTTCTTGTCAGCATAGGGGTGCACTCCTCATTTTAAATAGCGTTTATTGTGTCAGAAATAGGGTTTTTAAGCGTGTTGGCGTTATTTCCTAACCCGTGCCGCCAGATAACTATCTAGCTGCGCTGGGGGCAATACTGCAAGCTGTTGCGAGTCTGCCCCTTCGGCTATGGGTTTCGCTGGGCTAAAATAGCCGGTCAGAAATGCCCCATTCAAGGCGAGGGAGCAGAACAGCCATGACCATGCAACGGTGTTTAAAATAATTTTGGTGGTTTTCATCTTAGTCTCCTGTGGATAATTTTTTGTTGGTTGAACGTTCGTTCAGTTTTAGTTATACGCTTATAGTATTAATTTATGTTGAATATTTTATGTCAGAATGGTTACGATACAGAAATAATTACGCCGCACACAATAAATCCATTTCATCCAGATCGCTGAAATACCAATCGCCAGCGGTCAACTCATCACGCTCGGATTCATATATTTCCTGGTCAGCACAATATTCATCCGAGATATGGGCGCGGTTTAGTGTAGGGTGTTCAATGTGACGCATGGTTAGTCTCTCCTTGTTTATGACATTATGTCGGTTATCAAGTGACAAATTATCATATTTTCGTCCTTACGCAACAACTTTATTACTAACAAATTATTACCACTCCCAGCCAGCGTTAACCGATCAAAGCGTGTCACCCATGAAACCAAGAGCCAGAGCCAAAAACAGAAGGGGTGACAACGTTCTCCTGACACGGTGACAACGTTCTCAAGCCACGCTCTAAATAACCCCTAGCGGCCTGACAGATTAACCAAATCCACACAAATATTACGTTATAAATTTTCCATTCGTTTTTATCTGTATTTAACAGTTTAAACATGTTATACATTAATGTAAGCGCCACTCAGAGCGCCTTTCAGGCTCATCGGGAGTTATTTATGCAAGCCACGGCTGTATCGTCTGCCCCTTCTAAACCGCCCCTTATTCATTACGAAAATTTACCAACACTTGAACGCTGCAGCCGTGGCGACATCGAATTAAATGGCGATGGCAAAGCGGGGACTAAAATAACAGTCAGCGCTAAAACGCCTTTGCTGATTGATTTCCTTGTCACACAGGCCGAGTTGCCTAGTGATGCCCGCAAATATGGCCCCGATGCCTATCTCAGCGAGGAACACCGCTTTTATGGGCTTCAGATTACCACACTGCATTATATCGCGCTGGCGGTTATGGATTATCAAAACAATCGCGGCTATGAATCAACCGTGCATCCTGATGACCAACCCGAACCGCCCTCATCCGCTGACATGGCATCCGAATCCATTTACCACCGCACCATGCGCAGCCTTGATCTCAGAGACAGGCGCATTATTGAACGCATTTGTTTTGCGCAAATCCCCAGCAAGGGCGATCTATCCCGTAGCTTTACGGCATTGGGCGATAAATTAGCCGCCGCCCGTGAACACCAGGAAAACACGCGTGATGAAATTAATTATGTCGCGTTTGAAAACTGGAAGGAAGGGCGCAACCCGCGCCGGTAAAATAACCAACCAAAGGAGAAATACGATGGTTAATGCTAACTCATCTGAAACCAAACGAAATTTAGCTGTTGTAACTATGTTTTTACATGGCTCTAAAGGCCAAGATTATTATGATACTGAATGCGCTAAAATTGATGCCATGACCGAAGAAGAGGCCGAAGTAGCCTATAAAATAGCCTTAGACCAAGCTCGTGCTATACAACAATCTGCGCAACCCGCGCCGGTAGCATGACCCCGCAAGAATCCGCCGGTACTCTTATATCTTGTTGGAACAATGGAAATAAATCCCTTGTTCATGAATGGGTCGCTGCTTACCGCGATGATACAAGAATAGCATGGCCATCTAATGTTCTGATGCCCTTTCCCTTTCAAACCCAAGACTATTACGACCAGATTTACAAACTGCTATGTGAAGCCATACCTGAAATAACGATATGAAAATAGATATCAAACACCTTGAGCCGCTTGTTGAAGAAATCTTTGCAGCCTCAACTCATGTTACAGATTGGCGTGGGTTACGAATTGCACCTCCAAAACCGCGATCTGAAGCCAGAAAGCAGGCTATGATCTTAGCTCTAAACACACTTCAATCCCTGATGGGCGGCGTGATTGACATCGAAGATAAACAAACTGTGTATCTGCGTGATGGGTTTAAATAACTATTGACCTAACCCCGCTTTTCCGCCATTATCAGGGGTGGCGAAGTGTGTTTAGTCTCCACTTTGCCAACTTTCATTTTAGGTTTCCCTGTTAAAAACCCGCTTGCAGCCTTACGGCGCAGCGGGTTTTTGATTATGCACTTCACGCACTGAAACCCCTTATTTCACAAGCATTTTGTTAAAAAGGCTGTCAAACCCATGGCCGGTCGTCGCCCGTACTCGGAGCAAAAAAAGCGATTCATTCAAGAATATTTGGTTGATTATAACGCATCCCAAGCCGCCCTGCGCGCTGGGTATTCTCCCAAAACCGCTCACGTTCAAGGTGCGCGCTTGATTCGTGAGCCTAAGATTAAAGCTGAAATTGATGCGGCTCGCGGGAAACTGCTCAAGCGCGTCGAACTATCGCAAGAATATGTGATCGAAAATCTGCGCGAAGTTGCCGAACGCTGCATGCAGGCCGCGCCGGTCAAAGATAAAAAAGGCAACCCTGTTTATATTGAAAACGCACAAGGCGAGATTGTTCCCGCTTATGTGTTCAACGCCGCATCCGCCACACGCGCCTTTGAACTGCTCGGTAAACATATGGGCATGTTCTCAGATACGCTGAAAGTCACTGGCGATATGAAACATAGCGGCTCCATCTCATTCGTAAATAAACCCGATGCTGAACTTGAAGCCAGAATCCTTGAACTCGCTAACAAGGTTGGAACGCGAGGAACTACTGCTATTACTGGAAGAACAACGCCGCCGACAAGCGGCGAATAATCTATTTCACTATGCGCAGTATGTGCCGGTTCCTGGCACACCAATGAATGATTCGGATGAATGCACCGAGTTTTATCCTGAAAAGCTAACGCCTGCGCTGCATCATGAATTGTTGCTTGCGCGTCTGCAAGACACCGCTGAAGGGTTGATTCATCACTTGATGATTCTCATGCCCCCCGGTTCAGCGAAGTCGAGTTATGCCTCGGTTGTGTTTCCCACATGGTTTATGGGGCGATACCCGAACAAGAACGTCATTATGATGACGTATGGTTCAAGTCTTGCACAAAAGTTTGGTCGTCAATGCCGCCTGATATGCCGTTCTAAAGAATTTGAAGAATTATTCCATTCAACACTAACCGGCGATAACGCAGCGGTTGATGATTGGTCGATCACGAACGCCAGCACTTATATGTGCGGCGGTGTGATGTCTGGTGTCACCGGGCATCGCGGCGACTTGCTCGTAGTTGATGACCCATTTAAAAACCGTGAAGAAGCGGATTCACCCACAATACGCGACAAGGTGTGGGAAGAATATAAGTCATCGCTGAAAACCCGCATCAAGCCGGGTGGCTCAGAGATCATCATTAACACTCGTTGGCATGAAGATGATCTATCAGGACGCATCTTGCCGGATAATTATGATGGGCGAACAGGCTGGGTTACATCAAAAGACGGCGAGCAATGGTTTGTTCTAAACATTCCTGCGCAATGCGAACGCAAAGATGATCCACTAGGTCGCGCCATTGGCGAATACCTATGGACTGAATGGTTCCCCGTTGCATGGTGGGAACAAACCAAACGATCACAATCCAATCCAACGCCGCGCAATTGGGCCGCGTTATATCAACAGCGTCCGGCCCCTGATACGGGCGGCATCTTCAGCCGTGACAAGTTCAAGCTCTGGCCTGCAAAAAAGCCGTTGCCTGACTTTGAATATATCCTGCAATCATGGGACACCGCGTTTACTGAAAAGACACAGAACGATTACAACGCATTCACTGCATGGGGGTTGTTTCCTATCGGCAATGACGGCGCATTCGGCGCGTTGTTGCTGGATTGCTGGATGCGGCATATGGAATACCCAGAGTTACGCTTAGAAGCGCTGAAGGAATTCAGAACAATTTACGGCAATGGCGACGGGCAAAAAGCGGATGTGGTACTGATTGAAGAAAAAGGCTCTGGCATCGTGCTTTGTCAAGACTTGCAACGCGCTGGCATTCCAGTTCGCCGTTATAATCCAGGCAGAGCGGACAAGGTACAGCGCGCAAATACCATTACACAATTCTTTGACGCTGGTTTGATTCATCTCGTTGAATCGGATCGTTCACGAAATAAGCCCGCAACTTGGACAGATGATTTAGTTAGTCAGCTTTGCACCTTCCCTAACGGAGCGCATGACGATTACGTTGATTCGGTGGTGCAAGCCATCAACTTGCTACGCGATCAGCGCTGGCTGAACGTCGATCCGATACCCGAACCAGAAGAATACCGGAAGAAAAACAACCCTTATACACAATAAAAAACAGAGAAATATATGAGCGAACAAGGATGCCCAGACGTAAAAGCATATATGGAGCAGGGCTTAATCTCCATTGAAGGCGATAAGACAGCCTATGCCCAAACTGGCGAGCCTTATGTGTTATTGGCCATTTCCGCATCCGTAAATGAAAACCCAGCCATAAAACTATCTGACGTAGCGGAACAATTAAAAAAGGCATTTGATGAGTACAAGGCAACGGTGCCGAATGCTAAATATATTTATTGGCGGCGTGAGCCAGTTGCATCAAGAGAAGGCCGAAACGATCCGGTAAATGATCGTTTAAAAATATCAGCGCGGCTTGTGTTAAGCACCCAATTAGATGTGTCGCCGGAACAATACGAAATTAATAAAAACCAAAACTAGGCATGAGAAATATGGACGCATACGATATCGCCGCCCTAGAAAAAAAGAAACTACTAGAGTGGCTGACGGAAAATCACACAGCCATCATATGGCACAAGAACGAAGAGTTACCAGAAAACCTGACGTTCAAATACAACACGGTAAACGCTGAACGTTACGATGACGATACACAAGCGGAACAAGCTATATCCGATATGTTTGAGATGTTTAAAAAACAACATCTACGCAACATCGCGCATTATCCAACTCCAGCGACGCTTCATATCGTTGAACCGTGGCTGTTTCATTACATTCAGACCATGCCGCGCCTAGCCACTTTCACCATACGATACGCAA